CAAAAGAACTTACCAAAAGCGTACTAAAAAACTTGGAATGTTTCTTTGCCCTTATTTTGAAACCTTTAACACCAAAGAGAGATGAAGGATTTGAAACAACCATTTAGAATTACTATTGAACACTACAACCAAAAAGTTAGTGTAGAAGTTGACCACTCGGATGTTAGTTTGTCTGAAGTAGCAGACCTTTTAGAACAAGTACTTAAAGGTGCAGGATTTCTTGAAGAATCAGTTACAAAAATGATAAATCAAGAATTTTAACACCAAAGAGAGATGAATGATAAAAAAAGATATGTTATTATTCCAGATGTAGGTAGAATTAGACTTAAAAGCCGTAAACTAAAAAGCATTAAGCATTTAGATGTAGCTAAAGTTAAATTTAAAGACTGCTGGTACATTTTTGATATTAACACAGAAATTGTTTTATCACAAGGAACTATTTGGAATAAAGTATTAAATGATTTAATACCAAAGAGATATGATAAGAAAGTAAATAAAAAATGTTATATTTAAAGTATAATGAAAACAATAAAAAAAATATTAGCCCTTATCATGTTAATGATCTCATCATTTACATATGCAAAAACAAGTGACACATCTAAAATCAATACTTCTGAAAAGATAAACGTAGAGTTTGCTTGCAACCTTGCAGGAAATTCTTCCTTATCTATTAGTGTAGAAAAAGAATTTACTCATAACAAATGGAAATTTGGACCTAGAGTAGAATTTGTAAATCTGTTAAACACTCAACAGTACACTGCTGAAAAAATGAAGTATGAAATGATTGCTCAACTAAGAGTTAGATTACTCCAGTTAGAGTATCAAGCATCAGATAGAATAAGAATAGGTGTTGCTCCTATTTGGATGTTAGGCCCTATACCTAACTCTGGATTTTATAGAACACCTTCATCAGCATATATACATATTCAACTGAAAGAAGATTTTTCTTTAGAAACATCATTTAGTAACGTTGATAAGGAAGTGATTACATTATCATTCCGTAAAGTAATTTAAAACCAAATAAAATGAAAATATTAACTATACTATTAGCTAGTATATTATTAGTAGGATGTGCTACAAACTTTCATGTTCAAAAATCTGAGTATGTAGTAACAACAATAGATCAATCTGTTATTTATATTAAAGAAGGTGAGGTTGGCAATACATTATATGAACACTATATGGAAGGTCAATGGGGTGATGACTATATTGTTGTTATATTAGATACTGTACAATTCAAACTACTTTATGAAAAATCATATATATCTAAACGCAGAAATTAAAGGAGGTAAGATTACTTACCCTATAAAAGCAAACCAATCAAGAATTAATAACTTCTTAGCCAATGCACCAGAAGGTGCAAAGGTTGAGATGTTTATTAGTATATCTGATGAAGTTAAGGGTAGTAATGCCCAGTTAGCAAGAATACATGCTATGTGTAGAGAAATAGCAAATGAGATTGGTTATACATTCAATGAAGTAAAACTAAATGTAAAAAGACAAGCAGGTCTTTGTTTTATGAGAGATAACTCAGAATACTGCAAGTCTTTTGCTCAGTGTGATAAAGCAGAATTAAATCTTGCTATACAAGCATGTATAGAGATTGGTGAATTCAGTAATATGAACTTAAGATGATTTAGGTTTAACTAACTCTTCAATTTGCTGCATTTTTTTAATAGCAGCTTCTTCATCACCTTTTACCATCATCTTCATATACTCTGTAAGATCATCTTTAGTTACTTTAGATTCAAGAGGTATTTCTAAATTTTGTTGTTTTGCTTTTGCTTTTAATAGCTGTTGCATAGCAAACAATGTATACATCTGCCTTTCTATAAAATCTAATTCTAATGGATTTTCTTTATCATCTTCCCCTTTTAAAATCATTTCAAACTTTTTAAAAGTAGAAGCCAATGTAGAAGGATCTTCAATAATATTACTTATATAAAACATAATTATAGCATCAAGACCTAGTATAAAGCCGGTGTTGATTTCTATATCTTTAATGTTTTTAGTTAAGTCGTAAGTATGTGTTGCTTGTAAATAATCACTCATAATGTCTCATTTAATAAACAAATATAGTAAAATATGACTCAACAAACAATCATTATCCCTGAAAAGATAAATGACTTAAAGAATAAACTAAAAGGTACAGGATGGGAGAACATTATAAACCCTTACCTTGATTCAGAAAGTTTTTATAACACTTTTTACAAACTTGTAGATATGGTGCAGAATGACACCAGATTTACACCACCAATGAAAGACTGGTTTAGAGCTTTTGAAACTTGTCACCATGACAAACTTAAAGTTGTTTTTATTGGACAAGATCCGTATCCTCAATTAGGTGTTGCAGATGGCATATCTTTTAGTTGTAGTAAAACAATGAAAGAGCAACCATCACTCAGACATATATTCAATTCGTTAGAGAAACAGTATCCAAATTATGAACGTAACCCTGATTTAACCAGATGGTCAGAGCAAGGTGTACTTATGCTTAATACTGCACTTACTGTACAGATTAACAAGATTGGTTCACACTATTCTTTATGGCATTTGTTTACTACTGGTTTACTTAATTCATTGAATAATTATCCTTCACAGCTTGTTGTTGTGTTATTGGGAAAAAAAGCTCAAGAGTGGCAAAAATTGTTACTTAATCATGTAGTTATACAAGTAGAGCATCCGGCAGCTGCTGCATATAAAGGTGGTGTTTGGAATGATCAAGACTTGTTTCTAAAAGTAAACTCAATACTAAAAGAACAAGGTAAATCCTTGATTCAATGGTAGAATTTTACTAACTTTGTAAAGATAAGAATTAAAATAAATGACTGATAATCAACATATTACATTAAGAAAAGATATAGTTAAGTTTAAGAAACTTATACTAGAGGTATATGGTGTTAAGCTGCAAATTTATGGTACGGGTACTACTAATTATAGTATTCCAAGTCTTAATCTTGTATCAGATGCAACCATTGAAGTTATGAAAAATGCTTACCCAGCTCTTATTTACAAAGATTTAAAATCAAGGTATAGAGGTAGGCACTATGTAATGTTTAGAAAACTTTATTGTTACATAGCATATAACCTAGGATATACTTGTGCAGCTGTAGGTAATCATGTAGATAGAGATCACTCTAGTGTAATTCATTCAAGAAAAAGTGTTGAAGATATGTTGTATATACAAGATAAAGAATACACAGAAAATTTAAAACTAATTAACAATATAATAGAAAAACATGTGGGAAATATTTCAGAAGATAACAAAAGAGAAGATTACACCCAATCAGATGCTGTTGCTATACAGCATGAAGGAGAAGATATCAGTTCCTATACTGAAGTCAGCTGATGAAATTCCTAATCTTTTAGAACAAGGATTTTTTGTAAAAGAAGAATCTGCATATGTCTTAACAGACAAAGCTAAAAAGCTTATCATTAAGCTTGATAATTACTTTATTAAAGCTAAGAAGAAAACTAACCATGAGTTAATGGGTAAAGACTTTACTGATAAATTAGAGTCTTATAGAAATATATTCCCTCCTGGTAAGTTACCATCAAATATGCCATCAAGACAAAATGTAAAAGCATTAGGAGAATCATTTAGATGGTTTTTTGAAACATATGATTATACATGGGATGAAATATTAAATGCTACAAGAATGTATGTTAATGAGTATAGAGAGACTAACTATATGTATATGGTTACAAGTCAGTACTTTATAGCAAAACAAGACAAGCATAAGGTAAAGCACAGTAAACTAGCAGATTACTGTGATATGGTCAAAGATGGTGTACAATCAAGACCTCATCATTTTAAAGAAAAAGTAGTATAATATGACAGCAGATAAAATTAATGAAGTATTGTATAAGTTAAATCAGATATTGGAAGATTTTCAAATGCTTAGAGATGAAACATGGGTTCCTGATAAGGAGTCATGTGAAGCTAGCATTGATAATGTAGAAAGTATTATAAACATTATAGAAAATGAGTAAACCAACAGAAGGATGGGCTGGTCAGTATGCAGCCTTTAATGATGCCTTAAAGTACATGGTTAAACGTGCTAATGGTGAAGAGAAATCTATTTATACACCATGGCCAAAGTTTAATGATGCTACTACTGATGGTTTAGAATGGAATACATTAACAGTAATTGGTGGTAGACCTGGTTCAGGTAAAACACTTATAAAAGATCAGATTATAAGAGAATCATTTACTCTTAATCCTGATGATAATTTTAGAGTGTTAGAATTTCAGTTTGAGATGGTTGGTAGAACCTCAGCTTTACGTGAGTTTTCATCTATAACAGGTAAAACTTACAAAGAATTATGTAGTGCTGGTAGTGTTCTTACAACTGATGTACTGAATAAATGCCATCAGTATGCTAAGGAAAGAGTAAAGTACCCGGTTGATATTGTATCAAGGCCTATGACTGTTAATCAGATGCGTGAGCAAATTGACATGTATATGAATCTACATAAAGGACAAAAGACTATGATTACATTAGATCATACAATGTTGGTTAAAAGAGCACCTTATCAAAATAGTAGTTTAGATATGCTATTTGAATTAGGTGAGTTTTTTACACAAACAAAGCGTGACTACCCTTGTCTATTTATTGCACTATCACAACTCAATAGAAATATTGACAATCCAGATCGTGCACAGCAAGGTAAATATGGTAATTATATTCTTGAGTCAGATTTATTTGGTTCAGATGCTATGCTTCAACATGCTGATACTTTAATAGGTATTAACAGACCAGCAAAGCAAAAGATTAGACTTTATGGCCCAGATAGATACATTATAGAAGATGACAGAACATTAGTATTGCATTTTCTAAAAGCACGTAATGGTGATACAAGAATGAGTTTCTTTAAAGCAATGTTTGAAAAAATGGAAATAGAAGAAATGCAAACACCAAATCAAGAACAATTAAGAACATAATTTAAATTTTAAAAATGACTCCAGAAGAAAGAAAGAAAAGAGTTTTACAGTTAAGAGAAATGCATGAAGATTATTTTCAAACAGAAGGTAACATAAATGCAGCATATATTCCTAAGATGGCTTACAGACCATCTGGTAAAGATGAACTACATGTTAGTTTCTTTCCAAGTGAATTAGAAAGAAACAAAGACATATATACAGAGTTTGTGAGTATTGAATATGAAAGTGAAGATCCTAAAAGAACTTTATATTTGCATAGATACAATCCTCATTGGAAAGAAGAGTATGAGTTAGTAGAAAGCAACAGTGGATTCCAAAGACACTTAATTCCTGTTTCTGAACTCAAAGTTGTAAGTGATGTGGTATTAAAACAAGATAGTAAAGATCTATTTAGTAATCTTCAACAAGTAGAAGAATTACCAAACCCAGATGATAATGCATCATTTGCAAATATTGTAAGAGCACTTAATAAGATAGCAGATAGTTTAAGTAAAATAGAAAGTAAATTAAATAAGTAATATGGCACAAAGTGTATTAGTAATTGCTGAGTCAGGCTCAGGTAAATCAACCTCAATTAGAAAACTGGATCCTAAAGAAACAGTTATAATAAACATTGCTAACAAACCATTACCTTTTAAAGGTTGGAAAAGCAAATATACTCCTTTGGATAAATCAAATCCAGATGGTAATTTGATCAGTGTATCAAGTGGCCCAGGAGTTTATAAAGCTATGCAGCATGTTAGTGACAAAATGCCTCACATCAAGAACTTAGTTATTGATGATTGGCAATACATGTCAAGTTTTGAGTATTTTGATAAAGCTAATGAGAAAGGCTATGATAAATTTACTCAGATTGCTGCAAATCTTGCTCAAGTTGCAAAGCTTCCTAAAGACTTGAGAGAAGATTTATTCTGTTTCTTCTTAACCCACGCTGAGGAATCAACAGATATTAATGGCAAACGTAAAGTAAAAGCAAAAACAGTGGGTAAAATGATTGACAACGCCCTTACACTAGAAGGTTTATTTTCTATTGTATTGTTTGGCAGAGTCCGTAAAGAAGATGATGGTAGTCTACACTATGGTTTTGATACTCAAAACAACGGAGAGAACACCTGTAAATCACCAATGGATATGTTTGAAGAGGAATTTATACCAAATGATCTTCAGTATGTCAGAGAAGCTATTATAGCTTACGAAAATTAATTAATAAGTTAAATTTAAAAATCAAAAGAAAATGTTAAGTACAAAAGACATGTCAGCCGGATCAGGCAAAGTAAAACCAGTTATTGATGCAGGTAATCAAGAGTTAAAAATCAATTCAATTACATTAAATGCACCACCATATGATAAAGAAGCATATGATTTGCAGATTAATGTAGAAAGCAGACCCGTAACAGGAGAGTTTGAAGGATTTTTACATGATGCAAATAATCCTAATGGACCACGTTATGAAGGTCAGGTAGGTAGAGTATCATTCCAACGTTATGCTTTTGCTAATACTACTTTACCAAGTGGTAGAGAGATCAACCGTGATGCAGAGATTATGAAATCTTTAATCTATATGGCAGAACAAATTGGTAAGCGTAGTGAGTTAGATGCAATTGAAGCACAAACAATTGAGCAGTTTGTTACATCAGCAAGTGCAATATTAAGTGGTGATACATATTACAACTTCTGTATTGCAGGCCGTGAGTGGGAAAATAAAGAAGGTTATATTAATCTTCAATTATTCTTACCAAAGCGCTCAAGAGATGGTGTCTTAATTGAGAGATTGGATGTAGACAATTCTAATATTGTTACGTTTGATAGAGCTAAACACATTGTAGCACTAAAGAATAAATCTACTAACACAGCTACTACAACAAGCACATTTGAGCCTGTTGCAGGAACAGTAAGTGGTGATGATTTTGATCTTTAATCTTTAAATTAGTAGGGGATGGCTTAGGCTGTCCCCTCTATTTTTACAATATGTTTAGTACAAAAAACTTTTTAATAGAAATTACAGACATACCAAGCTATTGGGTATTTCAATACTATCTAAACATTCCAGAAAAACTTACAGGTCAAGATGTAAAAATTACATCTATATTTAATCCAGGAGAAAGAACACCAAGTTTTGTAATATATGTTGATGCTAAGACAAAGCAATATAAATTTAAAGACTTCTCTACTGGTATATCAGGCAATAAGATAGACTTAGTTCAAAAAATCTATAATTACAATTATACTCAAGCAATAAATAAAACTATTCAAGATTATAATGATTATGTAAAAAATGGTGAAGTTGAATTAATTACATTAGAAGCAAATCCCAAATGGAAATTTGACTATGCTAATATAAAGGAATGGGATAGCGTTGATGCCAATTATTGGTTATCATTTAGGATAGGCTCTAAGATGCTTGATGAATATAATGTTAAGCCAATAGAGTACTTTACTATGATAAAAGAACAGGATGGTAATATAGAAGTTGCAAAATTTAGGAAACCTATGACATATGGTTACTTTAATAAAGACGGAGATCTTATAAAGTTATATCAACCAAAAGATCCTAAACACAAGTTTTATAATATTAATCCTTATATACAAGGTTATGATCAGCTACAATATAATCAACCTTACTTAGTCATATGCTCTTCATTGAAAGATGCAATGTGTCTAAAGGGATTTGGTTATAATATAGAAGTTATAGCACCTAATAGTGAAAATACGCTTATCAAGCCATATATCATTAAAAATTTACAAAGTAAATATAAAAAGATTATTACTTTATTTGATAATGATGAAGCAGGTAAGAAAGCAATTGAAAGATATGCATCTGCATATAATATTCAAGGATGTTGCTTAACTATATGCAAAGACATATCAGACGCTGTGCAAAAACATGGATTTGATATAGTTCATAGTGAACTAAAACCTATTTTAAAAAATACATTAAACAAATAAATTATGATAAAAGTAATAGGATGGCTAGGAATAGCTATAATAGTAATGATAGTTGGTAAAGTAATAGCTAAGAAGCTATGGCCTGAAGACTGGAATAATGAATTTTATGAGTAAAGAAAATAAGAAATGGTTTATACCAGGTAATGTACCAAGCTCAAAAAATGGCCGTAGATGGACAGGTAAGTATTTTATAGCAAGTAAAACTGTTGTAAACTACCGTAAAAATACAAAAGAGTATTATCAGAAATATGCTCCTGAGTTTCAACAAGAACTTCAGAAGTATAAACTTCCTGTCAAGATTGGTTTTACATTTATAAGAGGCTCACGCCATAAGTTTGATTATATAAATCCTGCACAAACAGTGCAAGATGATATGACTGCTTATGAATGGATTATTGATGACAATGCAGATAACATAAATCCTATGTTTTATGATTATCAGTATGACAAAGAGAATCCAGGTGTATATATAGAAATACTAAAAGACAATAAATTAAAAAGCAAAGATGGAAAGAGATCAGGAAATACAAAGAAAGATAACACAAGCTCTTCTAGTGACGAAGATAAAGAACCTAGGAGTAAATAAAATTGAAATAACTTTTTCAGGTTCTGGAGATAGTGGTGATATAGATGAAGTTACATTTATAACTAATGATTGGGATGATATCACTTCGGATATTACAAGTAAAATAGGTGATGATTGCATTAATCATTTTAGAGATATTGCCTATAATATAATTGAAGATAAAGTTGATCCAATAGGTGATTGGGTTAATAATGAAGGTGGATTTGGTACTATATACATATCTACTGATTCTTCATCTTATGACCTTAATTACAGTCAACGCACAACAGAAGATCATGACTGGTCTGATGAAATGATGTTTATATAATGGCACATCCATTATTACACTGTAAAAGTTCTGTAAGAAAATGGGGAGGTAAACCTGAAGACTATGCTCACATTCATAATTGGTTTGATGAAACTAAACAGTGGATGGGTCATAGTGTTCATAGGTTATTTCGTCATCATTCTGAAGGAATCTTTGAATCAGAAAGATTATTTGGAGAAAGTTTTATTAATTCAGATGGTAAAACTGTATACACAAGATATGTTGGAGAACAACATGTAAAAGAAGATTGTAATAATTACATTCCTTCAGCTAAAGAATGGTTAGTTCACATGAATAAAAAGAACAAGCCACATTGGATGTCAAAAACTTTAAAAATAAATGATTAATATGGTAGCAGAATTTAGTATATCAGATTTTATAGGGATTAAACAACTTTTAAACTCATCTGATGAAGATGATGTAGTTGTAGGTTTAGAAAATATAAAAAATATTCAACCTGATCCTATATATATTTTATTATTAGCAAAAGTTTCACCAAAAGAAACTAGAGATAAGATCTTAGATAATCTTCATGATGTTTTATTGACTGAAAAGTATGAGGCTTATACTAAAGTAATCTCAAGAACGTGGGGTGAAGATGTAAGCGTTAAAGATTTAAGTTGGGAGAATCTTCATAATACAATATTAAAACATCACAAAGATGATAAAAATCTTGTAAACATATTTACTACACAATTTCAGAATGAAATGACTTCTGTAATTATGTCTGTAAGTAATTATAGTTTTTTAGATAAGTTAGAATTTAAAATTAAATGGTAAATACAGCAGATCAACTTGCAAAAGCAAGTAAGACTTTAATACTTGAAGAGCCCTTTTACGGGCTCTTTTTAGTTGGTCTAAACAAAGTATTTAGAAAAGATATACCTACAGCTGGGGTCAGCAAACATGGTATAGGAGTGCAGTTAGCTGTAAATCCAGACTTTTTTGATAATCTAAGTTTAGAACACAGAATAGGTTTAGTCAAGCATGAAATATTACATATTAGCTTTGGACACTTGATAACTAGAGATAGATACAGTGACAAAAAGTTATTTAATATTGCAGCAGACCTTGAGATAAACCAATATATAAGATCAAATTATCTTCCAGAAGGAGGATTAGTCCTTGACACTTTCCCTGAACTAAACTTGCCGGTAAAAGCAGGTACTGATACGTACTATAAACTTTTACAACAAGCACAGGAAGATGGTACATCACCTTCACTTGATAGTTTAATGAATCAAATGGACGGAGATAGCCCATATGATCATAGTACTTGGGATGATTTTGATGAACTTACAGAAGCTGATAAAAAACTTATTGAAAAACAAGTTGAGCATCAGTTAAAAGAAGTTGCTGATCAAACTGAGAAAAGATCGGGTAGTTTACCTGGTGAGTTAGCTGACCTTATTGCTAGATTAAGACATATAGAACCAGCTAAATTTGATTGGAAAGGTTATCTGAAAAGATTTGTTGGAAATTCTTCTATAGTATACACAAAAAAGCTCAGGAGGAAGTATAATAAACGTTATATAGCTAATCCAGGCCTTAAGATCAAATTTAAAAATCACATCTTAGTTGGTGTTGATACATCTGGGTCTGTAAATAGTGATGAACTTAAGGAATTTATGAATGAGTTGCATCATATGCATAAAACAGGTCATAAAATTACAGTAGCACAATGTGATACTAGTCTTAATTCAGTAGAAGATTTCAATCCAAAGAAGGATTGGGAAATAAAAGGTAGAGGAGGAACATCCTTTCAACCAGTAATAGATCATTACAATGACCATGGGCGTTATACCGCTCTTATATATTTAACAGATGGTGAGGCATATTCCCCAGATAACTGTCCAAAGAATACCTTATGGGTTCTTAGCAGTATATCTAATATGAATAATGAACTACCAGGAAAAGTAATAAAATTAAATTAATAAAAAACAATTATGGCTCAAGTAAATTTAAACATTGATGAAGTAAAAGATTTTGTAAATCACGTCATCACAAACAATCGTAAGATACAAGAAGAAGGTAAAAATCCAGTTGCTATTGAAGTAGTTGGTGAATCAGGTATTGGTAAAACATCTACCATTATAGAATTAGCAAAGGAAAATAATTTAAACTTTGTGAAGTTAAACTTAGCTCAGATTGAAGAGCTTGGTGACTTAGTAGGTTTTCCTGTACGTCAATTTCAGATGTATACAGAAAAAACAATTAAGAAAGTAGATGATCTTAACTATACTGCAAAAGCAGGTGCTGACTTAGCTAAGCTTGGAGGCACTGTAACAAAGAAGGTTGGCCAATGGGTTGATGAATTAGCAGTTGATGCATATCTAAAGAATGGTTATAAGATGACTGGTAAAAACAGAATGTCTTATGCTGCACCAGAGTGGATTGCTGATGTAAAAGAAGGTGGTATTCTTCTACTAGATGACTGGAACCGTGCTGATGTACGTTTTATCCAAGCAGTTATGGAACTAATTGATCGTCAGACATACATCTCTTGGTCACTTCCAAAAGACTGGCATATTATCTTAACAGCTAACCCGGATAACGGTGACTATATGGTAAACAGTATTGACAGTGCACAAAAGACACGTTATATCACTGCTAACTTAAAGTTTGATGTTAATGTATGGGCTCGTTGGGCAGAAGAAGCTGGTATAGATACAAGATGTATTAACTTTTTGTTATTGCATCCTGAATTAGTTACACAAGAAACTAACTCAAGATCTATTACTACCTTCTTTAACTCTATTTCTAGCTTTGATAAGTTTGAAGAGAACTTAAGTATGATTCAGATGATTGGTGAAGGTTCTGTTGGTGATGCATTTGCATCTATGTTTACAACGTTTATTAATAATAAACTGGACAAACTGGTAACACCTAAAGATCTTTTAACACATGACAGTGAATCATATATTCTTGGAGAACTGAGAGGTTGTGTGGGTAAAGATGATACTTACCGTGCAGATATTGCATCAACATTAGCAACACGTTTAGCTAACTATGCTGTTGTTTATAGTAAAGAGAATACTATAAATCAAAAAATAACAGACAGGTTGATTGCTTTATGTACTAAAGATTATTTTACTAATGATTTAAAGTATTTAGTTGTTAGAACAATCTTTAATGGAAACAAGGCTAAGTTTAACAAAATGATGATGAATGCAGAAATCATCAAGATGACAATGAAATAAAATGGCAAATAAATCAGTTTATCAAGATTTTGATGCTGATGCATTGCAATACTTTGGATTGGATAGTGCCCCGTTATATGGGGTACTAACCTCTTCAGGTATTGAAGATGTATTAGTTACTCAAGATGAAACAACGTATGAAAAAATAGTCAGACTATTATCTGTACCTACAGAAACTGGTCAGACTTTTATAAATAAGAAAAAAGCTTTTATACTACCTAAGTGTAGTGTATCTCAAGACAGACTTAAAGCTGCATTGAAAGAGCACAAAATCACAGTCACTAATGATTATGAAAAAGCAGATTTAGTAATAGGACATGATGATATAACAAAAAAAATAGAAAGTGGATATAATATACCCCAGACAATTATGGCATGTAGACTTTGGAATATGGAGGCTACTAACTATACCAATGGGTATTTTGAGATTATAGACAATCATAATAATGCTGTTATAGTAACAGAGAAGATTACTGATAAGATAAGATATTATTCTTTAGATATATCAACTACTTTGTATGATGAATGGATGTTAACAGGATTAGCAGTAAACTTAGCACACAAAATAGAAACAGGAGATGCTGCAGTAGTAGATCCTGAGACAGTTCTTCATTCATCTGCAAATAAAATTGTACTAGATGAAGAAATGTTAGAATTACTTACATCACAACTTAGTTCTTATGACAGCGCAGATCATGATTTAGCATCTAAGATTATACCTACAATAGATTATACAAAGAATAAACATCTATTGTGGGAGTTTGCTCAGAAGAATGATAGTAATATGTATAAGTTTAATAGAAACAAAGACATACAATACTGGATGGAACAAGTTGAATTTACTTCTTTAAGTCGTAGAAATGCTCAAGACATGATATTACATTTAGAAAGAAATGATGAGCTGTGTAAGACAACGTTTAAATACTTTGAGCCCATTTGTAGAAAAGAAATACAAATCTATAATAGGGATCTTTATGTATTTAAAGTAAATGTAAAAAAGGAATATTTAAAATATATGCAAAATGAAAAAAATAGTTAGCTATTCATTAAATGTAAATGACTCATCTAAGTATGATGATTACACTAATGGCTCTGTAAATGGTATTTACCTTACAGAGTATAGTTATTATGATAAAAAGTCAAAGGCATTTGAAGACAGTATATTAAAAAACATTTGTAAAATTGATAAATCTATAATAAAAGATAAATCTTTTTATAGGTATCCAGATTTAACTTTACCAAGACAAAAGATAGATATATTAAAAGAAAAGTATAATATATCAATAACTAGGAAAAAAGATAAAGCTGATTATAAAATTATATCTCTTAAGTATCTACATTCTAAGATTATAAAAGATTCATGGTATGATTTATACAAAGCAAGTGACATTATTAAAGCAATAAAAAATAAGTCTAATTTTTTTACTGCTTCACTTGTAACTACTCTTATAGATAGTTTAGATGCTTTAGATTCTGAAACTTTGGTATCTATAAATTGTAACAGTTATAATAGTGCCATAAACATCAATGACTTGTTTGCAAACATAGAAAAAGTTGCATCACGTTATTATTATGTCCCAGATGCACACGTCTCAGAATTCAATGAGTTATTGTCGTCTGCAAATATATTACTAGATGGTCAGTTAAATGATGTTATATATGATGGTTTACATGTCTTAACAAAAGAGGAGTATAATAATAGTAGAAGCTTGATTAAAAGTGATGACAGAGAAAACAGGAGTTTAGCATTAGAGTTGCTAGCAAACTGTAACTTGAACAAGTCTTTTGATTATGTATCAATGCTATACTACTTTTATTATGATTATCTTAAAGATTCAAATAACTGGACTAACGTTAATGTAAAGACACTTAGAGAGTCTTTATCAGAATTTACACCTTGTTATAACAATAACAGTGGTAGATATTATGGTAATTACTTAAAAAAGTTAAAAGAAGCTGATCAGTTAACAGAATTTGCTTTCAAAGAATGTGCTAGGTACGCTTATCATAATGTTCTTAAGAAGAGCATGGGACTTGATGAAGATAGTGTTTTTGAGATAAACTTAGATTCTATTAAATTAAATAAAAAGTATATTGGACAACTTAAGGAGGATTAAAGCCATAATTGTAGGGGGCTCTGTAATGGAGCTCCCCTCCTTATTTTAAAAACAAACAAACAATATGATAGATAAACAAAAAGAAGAAGAATTCTATAGTAAAGAATTTTCATTTAGCTATTCTTCACTGAATAGATTATTATTTTCACCATCCTTATTTTATAAGGACTATATATTACAAGACAGAGAAATAAAAACAGATAAGTATTTAGTTGAAGGTAAGCTGGTACACTGTTTGGTATTTGAACCTGAGAATTTAGATTCAAAATTTAACGTGGTGCCAGGAAAAGCTCCTTCAGATAGTGTAAGAAAAGTTCTAAAACACTTATCTACTGTTACAGTATCAGAGAAACTGTCTGATGTAAGTAATGAAGATATACTTAATGCTCTTAAGGAGTTTAACTTATATCAATCACTAAAATTAGATGATGCTAGAATTGCAAAAATTAAAGTAGATGACTTTGAGCCTTATTGGAAGTTCTTATCTAACAGCAATGTAGATGTAATAGATCAAGAAACTTTAGCAAAGTGTACTGACTATGCAGAAATTATTAAGAGTAATGCTGACGTAATGGAATTGTTTGCATCTACACAGACTGATTTTGATTTAGATCCTGTACATACATATGCTGAGAAGTATTTAGAATGCAACCTTAAAGACAAACCGTTTGGATTAAAAGGTTATATAGACTTTTACAAAATAGACAGTGATGAAAAGTTAGTTACTATTTGTGATCTTAAAACAACAAGTAAATCTATTTCAGATTTTAAAGACACTATAGATTTTTATAACTACTGGTTACAAGCTGCTATATATTGCAAAATGGTTTATGAGAATCTTGATGAAGAACAAAAAGATTTTAATATCATATATAAATTTGCAGTTATTGATAGCTACAAACAAGTATATGTATTTGATGTATCTTCAGAAACGTTATCAATGTGGACTGAAGGTTTGAGGGAAGTATTAGATGTAGCAGAGTATCATTATACAGAAAGAAAGTATAGCTTACCTTATGAATTCTTAGCTAAAAAAGTTATATTATAGTATGAGGAATGTGTATACACAATATTTCCAAAAAAGTAAAGTATTTTTATATCCTTTACTTAACCTAAAAAAGGGTATAGACTTTGTCCCAGAACAAACATATGTTGCATGGGATAAAGTTTATGACTCAAAGGACATGAAATTCATGTGTTTATACACTGCTAAAATGAGTACAAAATTTATAATATTTCAAGAAAAATATCTCAATAAACATCCCTTACTAGAATCATACTTTAGTTTAGGAGAAGATAAACATTTATTTGTTTTTGACTTTTCTAAATATAAACATGACTATTCATCTTTTATAAATGGAAAGTATTCCAAATTTAGTATAAACACAAAAGATAAAATTACTGACTTTTTTGGTAAAGTAGGTAGTATATCAGAATATGTGACAAGTTTCTTAAGTCCGGAAGATTATCATGAGCTTTATGCTGATAATTTAGGTGTTAACCTAGAGATTATACAAAATGTATATGAGCTATGTTCAATACCTAATCTGGAAAAAGAAACTTTATTTACAAATGTTCCGGAAGAAATTCAATTATTCAATAATAATTTAATATCTTTGGACAAATATTAAAACCAATGGCAAATAATTTAGGAAATAATATGATGCTTGTAAACTCTGTATTCAGAGGAGCAAGATCATTTAGTTTAGTACCAGTGAGCTTAGACTCACCTTATATTGAAGCTATGTTTGACCCAACGTCAAGTATATTAGCTGTAATTAGTAAAGAAAGAAAGGAATCATTTCACATGATGCCTAGACTTGATGAAAGTGGACAACCACAAAAACTTAAGGTTCCAAATAATACAACAGGTAAAACTGTAAAGGAACAAAGAGTAACTCTTAATACATTCCAAGAATATTATATTAATGATAGATCGGATATAGAGACTTTTATTGAGTTATTTGCTATTAATGCATCATCTTTTGGATATAAAGAGTTCTTGGATGTTGATGTTAAAGAGACAAAGGTTTCTAACATCATTATGCCAGGACAGTAAAGTTCATAATTAATTACCCTTGCTTTGTTGTGAAAGCTGTGTAATGTCAAGAAAAGCTCATTAATTTGGGCTTTTTTTGGCTCTAATAAATAATTATATGAAAGAAATTAAAAATGAAAATATTATAGATATAAATATATTATTAGCTTTATCAAAATGTTTGGGAGAAATGTCACATAATTTACAATATGTACTCACTCAAATAGAAAAGAAAAGAGTTAAAGATGTAATTAGATCAAATAAGCTATTAGAAACTACATTAGATAAGAGATTTGAAGGTAGTCAAAAAGACGCAGTAGAAAGCATATATGATGTTATTATGGATTTAATACTTGATGCTAGAGAAGTAAGTTTACAAAATATTAAAGAACAAAGAGCAAGTTATGATCTAGTAGACGGAGCATATGTACCAAAAGAATAAGATATGAAACATTGGGTAATGGATTATGAAACGTTGAAAAATTGCTTTACTGCAGTTTTTGAACACTATAAAGAAAATGAAGTCAAAACTTTTGTTGTACATGACTTAAGAAATGACTTTGATGAATTTATAGATTTTCTTGAACAAAATTTTAAAAACAAAGAGTGGCATATATCATATAATGGTTTAGCATTTGATGGTCAAATCACTCAGTATATAATAGATAATCATTACTTATGGAAGAATGCATCAGCTTGTGAAATTGCAAATATAATTTATAAGTATGCACAGAGATGTATAGATTTATCAAATAGAAAAGAGTTTATGGATTATCCACAGTGGAAAATTAAGATAGGTCAAATAGACTTATTTAAAATGCATCACTGGGATAACCCTGCTAAACGTTCTAGTTTAAAATGGATACAGTATAGTATGGACTGGGATAATATCTTAGACATGCCTATACACCATGATACAGAGATTACAAGTCTTGAGCAAATTGATACTATAATAGGTTATAACGTTAATGATGTAAAATCTACTAAGGAAATATTTAACAGGTCAAAAGATTTAATTAAACTTAGGAAAGAGTTGACTGATACCTATGATATTAATCTGTATAGTGCATCAGAGCCAAGAATAAGTAAAGAATTGTTTTCATATTATATGTCTCAAAAACTTAATATAGCAAAGCGTGATCTTAAACAAATGAGAACACACAGAACTATAATAAGATTTAAAGATGTTATATTACCATACATATCATTTTCATCACCAGAGTTTAAAAATCTTCTTGAAAGATTTGAGGCTGTTGAATTAAACCCTGATAATTTAAAAGGTGCTTTTAAGTACTCAGTTAATTATAAAGGTGTAAAAACTGATTTTGGTGTAGGTGGTGTTCATGGTGCTAATAGCAACGGTGTATATGAATCTGACGATGACTATGTTATTATGTCTTCTGATGTTACCAGTTTCTACCCTAATCTTGTTATTAGGAATAAATGGGCACCGGGTCACTTTCCTGCTGATGAATTTTGTGATCAGTATGAGTGGTTCTTTGAAGAACGTAAAAAGATACCTAAGAGTAATCCTATGAATTATGTTTATAAGATTATCTTGAATAGTACCTTTGGACTAAGTAATGATAAGAATAGTTTCTTTTATGATCCTGAGCTTACTATGAGAATTACAATTAACGGTCAACTTAGTTTGATGATGTTATATGAAATGATCATGGAAAGAATACCAGAAGCGTTTGCAATTATGCATAATACTGATGGTTTAGAAACTAAGATACCTAGAAAATATGTAGATCTATATCTTTCAATATGTCAAGAATGGGAAGAGTTGACAAACCTACAGTTAGAACATGATGAATATCAAAAGCTGGCAATGGCTGGTTGTAATAACTATATTGGTTTGAATAATTTTTCTGAAGTTGACATGAAGACATGGCGTAGTATTAAAGCTAAAAATCCACACTACAAATTTAAAGTAGAAGGAAATAAATTTTTCTATGCTCCTGCTAAAATGAAAGGTAGATTTGATTTCTTTGGTCTTGCTTTACATAAGAATAAGTCTAAGCTGATTATACCAAAAGCTATATATCATTATTTTATACATGATAAAATGCCTCAAGATTATTTATCAGAAAATAAAAATATCTTAGATTATTGCATAGGTGGTAAGTCAAAAGGTGACTGGAAACAAGTAGCAAAGTATATTAAAGACTCAGAACTTATTAGTGATGATTTACAAAAGATAAATAGATATTATATATCTAAGTCAGGTGTAAAAATTACTAAAGTAAATAAGACTGATGGAAGAGAAATACAACTTGAAGCTGGTAGATGGTTGCAGACAGTCTATAATAAAATGTCTATTGAACCTAAGTGGGAGAACTATAATATTAATAAAGCTTACTACTTAGAAGCAATAGAAAAAGAGATAGATAGCATCACAAATGTAAATAGTAACCAATTAGAATTATTTTAATGCAAAACTGGGTTGCAAGAATAGCATGGAAGGATATGACAGATGATGATGTAAATCATACATTTTTCACTGATTGGGATTACTGCAGAGATTATGTAATCCCATTAAATAAAGAACTTGATCTACATAAGATCAATAAAGAAAACAATATTAAAAATATAAAAAATGGATTATTTTGAATTAGAATGTGCTGTTGAAGAATGGGCACAAGAAAAAGGTATCTTAAGCAAAGCAACGCCAATGGCTCAAGCACTTAAGACTTTAGAAGAATGTACAGAATTATGTACAGCAATCAACGCAGATGATCGTCCAGAGATCATTGATGCTATGGGTGATATTATGGTTACCCTGATCATTCAAGCTAAAATGCAAGGCTTATCATTAGAAGAGTGTCTTGAGTCAGCTTATAATGTAATTGCAAAACGTACAGGTAAAATGGTTAATGGTCAATTTGTAAAAGATAATTAGTATGCAATTACATGAAGTACCAAGAGGATCTAAAATAAAAGTTAAGTCTGATATAAAAGTACCACCAGGAGCTCCAGAAATTCAAGAAGAACAAATACTAATTTTTAATCATATAGATGGGATGTATTCTCATTGTTTAGATTTAAAAGGTAATACAGTTCATCTTGTTGCATGGGCTGAAGTTGAAATTGTAGATGATAAAAGTACAAGAGACTAAGACTCTTATTACTAAAGATAATAACAATAGTGCTAACTGCATTGCACCTAACCTAATTTATGGTTGTTTTGGTGGATGTGTTAGCACTTATTGTTATATGTCAAGGTATAATAATAAAAGAGTATACGTTAATACTAACGTAGATCAAATATTTCAGTCTGTTGTTGAATGGGAAAAGAACTATGTTAAAGTACCAGATCAACAAGACCCTATATATACTATGGTAGATATTGCCTGCAATACGGATTTAGTTCTCATGCAGAAACATTTACCTGAGCCTCTGTTACAGTATCTTAAGCGTTATGATGAGCATCCGCAGCTTAATAGTACTATGGCTACTAAGTATCCAGGTTTGTTGAACTTAAATGTAAAAAAGTTCAACAAGAAACCAAGAGTAAGAGTAAGCTTAATGCCTCAAAAATTTTCTGATATACTTGAACCTAAGATGTCAAGTATTTTGAGCCGTATACATGACATTAACCGCCTTAAAGAATTAGGTTGGGAAGTACATTGTAATTACAGCCCATTGATATTTTATCCAGGATGGAAAGAAGAATATGATAATCTTTTTTCTATGGTTAAAGATATAGCAGGAGAGAATAAATGTGAGGTGATTGCATTGACCAATCATAAATTTCAAATGATAAGGTCAAAGGAAGAAGCTCGTGAGTTAATGAAATACAGCTCAGAAGTAAAAAACAATAGTGGTGTAATGAGGTATCCTTTGAGCCACAAATCTAGATTACTTAATGAGTTTAAAACAATATATAGTAAATATTTTAGCTTAGAAACAATTAGATATATATTTTAATTTGTTTTCTAAAGCACTATTTATTATATTTACACCTTTAATATTTATAATATGCCAAGAATAATAAAAGAGACTACAAAGTCTCATTTACAAAATGCACAATTACCGTCTCATGGGGAAACTTATACAGTTATACCTCATAAAGATGTTATAGAAAATACACTTAACATGCTGAATGCCAGCGGTTTTGAAGTACAAAAAGAATTATACAGAGCAAGCATTAATGCAAATGTTGCACAAGGTATATATCATATTAGACCTACCAGATCACTTGATGAAACTATCATTAATGAGAATGAACTAGGAATGATGTTTGCTTGGACTAATTCATATGATAAGAGTACACGTTTTCAGTGTGCTGTAGGAGCTTACGTTATGGTTTGTAATAATGGTATGGTTGCTGGTGATATGATGAACTTTGCCAGAAAGCATACAGGATCTGCAGATTATGAGATTAAGATGCAAATATCTAATCAAATTAAAAATGCAGAGAAATACTATGCACGCATAATAAAGGATAAAGATTCACTTAGAACAATTGCAATAGATAGAAAACAACAATCTGAATTACTTGGTCGTTTATATGCTGACAAAGATATTTTAGATTTAAGTCAAGTCTCAATTGTTAAATCTGAAATGGATAAGCCATCCTATGAGTATGAAGCTGATCAAGAAAATGCTTGGGCTTTTTATAATCATGTAACGCATGCATTAAAAAAATCACATCCGCGTTCATGGTTAAGTGATACTCAAAAATTCCATGATTTTATTGTAGGAGATTTACTTGGTCAAATGGGTATACAAACAAAAGATCAAACTGTTGAAGTAAATGTTGATGAAGCAGTTGAAGATGAAAGACAGCATAAGTTATTTGAATATGAGGAATTTAATTAATGTCTGAGTTTTTATCTACATTGTTTTTTCTTTTTATACTAAGTTTTGTTTATAAAGAAAGAAAAAGATAATATAAGAGAGGAACCAATCCCGTAGGTTTAACTATCTACGGGCCTCTCTACTCATTAAATAGATATAATAAAAAATAATATGACAGAACAAGAAATACATAAGCTTATGGAAGTGCAGTATCTAAAAGGACGTTTAGATGAACTACAAAAAGCACTACCAACTATAACAAACTTAGAAAGATCTCGTAAGTTAGATCAGCGTATATCTAAGTACTATGAGAAACTAAGGAATACCTCAGAGGAGGCATATCATTTATATCAAGTAGAAAGAGTCAATAGTAAGATATCTAAAGACAAATCTAAGAAGTTGATGAAAGATCTTCTGGAACGCGTGTCCCTTGTTATTAAAGATGAGGAGATGTTAAAAGAATTAAAAAAACAAATTAATAAATATTAGTATGAGTGGAGTAGAACGAATAGAACCATTTAGTCACCCATTAAGTGACCTACAAGAAGATCCGGCAGCTGAGTACGGAGTTCATGATCCTGTATCTATATGTGAAAGTAAGTATCCTGAAACAACAAAAGCATTTAAGGATATACAAAAAGACCAGTATACACTATTTTGTATGAAACAGTTAGATTACGGTCCAGAAAATATAACTCTTGGTAAAGACACAGAGAAATCTGAGAACCGTAAACTTAGTTTATTAGGTATATGGTTTAGAAGTAATGATAAGATTCAAAGGATTTTAAACCTAATACAGAATGATCGTAACCCTCAGAATGAAAGCTTAGAAGATTCATGGACTGACTTATCTAATTATTCAATTATATCCATGTTAGTTAGTCGTAATAAGTGGGGTAAGTAATATTACCACTTTACTTTATCTGCCCAATAAGCTGCAGACATTTTACCTTTCTTAATGTTCTTGCCGTGTCTAGCTTTAAAGCTTTTACGTTTAGCTTTCATTTTATCAGACTCACCTGGTTTAGGTTTACCTGCAGTCTTTGCACCTTTTTGACCAAAGCGGATAGTTTTAATCTTATCACCTTCTTTGGCAACAACAATATGAGATTTTTTAGGATGAGAAGGGGTTCTCTTAGGTTTATTAAACCCAGAGACCCCCGCTCTTGTTAATCTACTATCTTTTTTCTTTTCAGCCATTTATTAGTTTCTTGGATCTAATATTTGTACATCTTCAGTTATTATTGAATCACAAGTTACATCAACAACACTCAAATGAGCTTTTACAATTTGAAGAGATGTATCACCAAGTACCTGGATTTCAAGTGTATCTGCATGTGGAATAAAACTTGTAGTATATGTATAAGTACGACTAAAATCATGCTCAAAAGTAGTGTACTGAGAATCATTCCATTCTATTAAAGTAGCAGGTATTGATTGAGCGTTTTGAACAACTCTATAATTAAATCCTTTTACACCACTACCAGATGTACCATCATCAGATAATTGAACAGTCCATGTTAGTACATATTTTCTATCTTCATTGGAATTATTTCTAAATCCTAATGGTAAATTAGGTGTTCCTTGACCAATTATCACAAACTGACTTTGTAAAGTTTGTGGAGCTTCCGGTTCAAAATTCAGACCAAAAGCACATGCTTCACCACTTCCTATCGTATCAATAGTAATTTGATTAGATCCGTTATCTGTTAAAGTAACACCAGTACCAGCAACTAACTTAACTGAATCTGTTGTAGAATCTGATCCAACTAATGAAACATCAACATTGTTTCCATTTTGTGCAGATCCTAAATCATATGTAGTATTTGTATCTGTACCGCCAGTAGCAGCATCAATTGTAAATACATTTGATCCATTATCAGTTAACGTAATGTTGTTACCAGCTTGTACTGTTACTATATCATTAGT